CAATCTCCGTGTTCTTGGAAATAATCCCGGCGGCATCGGCCCCCATATTCTTTACGGCGGTTGGCAGTTTGGTAATATCCGCCGGATCAGCCCCCGAGTCATACTTACCTACTAGGATAGGCATGCCAAAGACCTCATTGAAAGTTACCCAGTCTTTGACAGTATAGTACTTAAACAAATACATCCATGACAGAACCCTGAGGACCCCGTTGCGGGTATCGTGGCCGGATTTCGCCCGGCACAGATGCATAATAACCTTCCACGGTGGGGGAACGATCCCCAAGGACTGTTCTTGCTCCGTAATGATCCGGGGAACAATGGAATTGATCCAAGTCACGTTTTTAGAATGAATCCAGTTCAGGCTAGTCGGAACAACTTTTCCGTCCCTCAGTTCCCACATGATCTCGCTGGCCGAATACCCTTTGCCGATCGCATCCAGCAGATCTAAGAGAGCCCCCCGGAAATTTGGGAGGCTCTTGATGGTCTTTTCCACGAACTCTGAAATTGCCTTATCTTCCGGGGAATCAGAATACGAGGTAATAGTGTATGGACAACCCAGAACTGCCAACTTCCGAGTTTGAAGGACGGAAAAGATATGGGGGTCCTTTTCCTCAAACTCTTCAAACAGTTCGGCCGCTTCCTTGCAAGCCCCCAAGTTGGCCATTTCCAGGATAGAAGATAACCGGCTTGGTGTCAGGTTTTTTGATGGATAAGAGGAGTACCGATCCCGAACCAACGTGGCAAATAACTCATTTTTCTCCGGTTTCTTCTGCCCCGGGGTTCCTTCCGATGGCTTCTTAATTAGCCAGTCCCAAAGTTTCATGTTCCTTTACCTCCCCGGGGGTCTCGTTCCGGCGTCGGTTCAATCTATTTCTCCAGGATCATCTCCGTAAATATCCCAACTAATAGGCCGATCTCTTACCCATCCGCGGCCCGGTCACCGTTTGGTAAGCAGTAATCATCGGATTTGCATACGGCCGGGCCATTACTTCATAATTAAAGGCATGACGGAAGTGGTCCACCCCTAATTTAACATAAACATACCGTTTTGACCCGGTATCATCGTTCGTTTCAAGTTTTTTAGCGACATTGGCCATATGTTTGGCAAATTCTTCGACAATTGCCGACTTTTTGGGTAAAAGAACTAACTTTTTTAGTAATTCATTGTGGGAAGAGTCAAGAGACTCGGTTCGATTACATGCTACGAGCTTTTCTTCCTCATTCCAAGAATAAGCCCCCTTCCTTTTCTCTTGATAATAGTTCAGGAATACCCGGCCCGGGAACCGCTCCGCGAACGCCCGAGCATTCCTTATTTCCGGCATGGCATCAACCACACACCGGGCTACTTTAAAGGCTTTCATTAACCGGTCAAGATCTTCCCAATCTTTGTAAACCTCTAAATGGACGATTTGACCAGGGGGATAATCGATTCTTCTCTTTCCAATAACGACGTGGAGGTCTTTTCCCTGGTCAACCCCCATGGAACAAGGCCCGGGGTCGCTTGAGGCAACTCCTTCTGATCCGCAGAGGGCCAGAATTTCCTCGACAGATAATCTATTTTGAGCTTCAACATAGGCCATCCCCAATTTGAGGTTCACAAATTCGGCCAAGTGCTCAGTAGTCCTTAATTTTAACAGGATTTCTGCAGGACTGACAAAATAACTAAATAGTTGCGAAAAATGGTACCCCTGCCGGTCCGTGACGCCTGGTTTCTTAGCGACCCACCGGCCTACATCCTGATCTAACCGGGTCCGACATTTCGGGCAAGCTAAAAAAGTTTCCCCGTTAAATTCAATTATGCACCCAATAGTTAAATTTTCCAGATTAATCGTGTCTTCTAAACAAACATCATTATTACAGGCCGGGCATTTCAACAACCAATATTGTTGATTTGATAGTTTAAATTCTTTATCAATCCCGTAATCCGGGATAGTCGGGTTTGACAACATAACCGTCTCTCGGAATTCCGAATGGCCCATGCGCTCCAAAGCCATGTCGACGGATCTTTGGGGAGCCTCGTCCAATTCATCAAAGATTATTTTGTCAACCGGGATAGATTTCAGACCAACCCGGGATTGCATACCCCGGAGATAAAGAAAAGTATTATGAATTTGTTTGATCCCGGCCGCATCCGTATCCCTTACCCACCGGCCAAAGGTCTCCGGGTTATCCGTGATCAGGGGAGCGATTCGGGACTTGGAGAAGTCGAGCGTGTCCGTGCGCGAGGGGAATAAATACAGAACCCCTTTATAGTTCTTATACCGGGCATTATACAGAGATTGAATCAAGGCCCATGTTGTGCACCCCAACTGAGCCGCTTTCTCCTGAATTATAAATGGGTGATTATCATCATACAATTGCCGGAGATATTCGTGATGAACAAAAGAAAATGGGCGGCCGTCCAGGATAATCGGGACCTTCTCCGCCCACACCCCCGGGGAAGCTTCCGCCGGAATATCTGTTTCTAAAGCAGTCTCAAGCCGATCCACAAAGTCGCTAACCAATTCCCGCGTCTTTGAGTTTCCGTAAGATTGCTCTGCCCGCTGCCGGGAATTCTTTTGCAACTTCAGCAATGGCAGTAATTACCTGTTCCTTAAATTCTTCGATAGCCCGTTTGTCAATGATATCCGTTTTTGTAGGAGCATCCAACCCCAATAACCGGGCTCTCCGCTCCATAATCTGAATGCATTTAGCCACGGCCTTAGTCTGGTCTTCCACAGAAATAGGCCTTAAAACTTTAATTGGTTCCGGGAGGGGCTTGTTTGGATCAGAGGGAGTTCCGGCCCCATTACCATTTTCCTGGTCGGCAGGGGGAACAAAAACTTCTTCGTAGCCGAGGGCCTGTTGCCAAACTGCAGAATGGAGTTTATCGAGCCTTTCAAGTTCAAGGGCTTTTACAACTTCAACATCATCCTTACTTATCCGCCGGATATATGCTTGAACAGACCGGCAAGCTGTCATAGTACTATAGAACCCGCATTCTTCCTTTATTTGTAAATAAGTGCACCCGGCTTTCCTCATTGCAACAGCTTTTGCTTGCCTTTCATAGACGGCCAGGTTTTTGACCCCTGTTTTGATCCCCTTTAAATTTACAGTTATTCCTTTAGGCATAACCTAGCGGTCCATTAGGAAAAAGTAAACGCTGATCCAAAGATATAAACGATTGTACAACGGAAGGGCTTGAAATGTAAACCTGTTAATTGGGGGATTAAGACAAAAATATGGTACGGCCTGATCGAGAGGGGCGGCCTAACCCACCCCGAGGCCGGGAATGGGCGGGTGAGGGCACCCCGGGCCGGCGAACTTTGACCAGGCCGCACCAATGACGGTGCAGGTCACGAGGAGTATCCTCCGAGAGGACAAAATCTAAAATTACTTCATTGGCGTAATCCCCCTTATTATTCCATTACACATAGTTGATCAGGGGCCTATCCTGGGCCGGGGTTTTAGTGGTACACAAAAATCTTGTACTGTTTTCCCCCTTGTGGGGGTATCTCCGAGTTGTCTTTTACATTATAAAGGTTTCCCGGGGAATGTAAATAACAAAATGTGGCAGGGACCATTATTTGAAGGTCGTGTGGGAGACTTATTAGAGAGGTATTTTAGGGGCGGGGGACCTGGAGCCGTCGCGAAGGGCCGATCATTACTCATTCCTGTGCGTTTGATGATTTTTCCGGCCTTTTCCCCCTATCCACCCCCTGACACACTTTTTCCTCATATATTGGCTCTTTCCTCGACTTTATCCTTACCTGAACCTTCTTTTCGACGATCAGGCCACCCTTTATCCACCCCCGGCCTTCTTTATTGGGGCTTAACCTCCCCCGGTCCACCCCGGATCTTCCCAAAGCTACCCGGGCCAACCCGGCTTCTCCCCTGAATAACTGCGCCCACCCCCGGCTCTACCCGACCACTGTCAGTCAACCCGGGCCATTAACCCGGATGGATTACCCCACCGGAACCGGCCCGGCTCCTTCCGGCCGAACAGATGGGGCCTGATCACAACTAATCAGGGAGTTTGTGGTCAGGGATTATTACACGCGCATGTGCACAAAGCTGTTGTTCTATTTTTTCATTCATCCTTCGTCTTTGGCCTCGTAATAGGTCCGTCGAAAATATATAATAATATCCCACACTTAAGGTGGGGGTGGGTCATAAACCCCTGTTATTATTACAAGTTCGTTGTCAAGATGGTATTTTCCCATGCCAGTAATGATTACTTCGGATACCATAAATGGAAAGCTAATTCGGTATCCCCCTGTTCTAACCCATCTTTCTGTGTTGTGGTACCCCAAAACTTGCGGATACGGAATGATATCAGGCGGTTAACCCCTCCTGGTCGCACCATTATCATATTACGGTTTTATTCGGATACCATGTAAGTACCTGATTTGATTAATGGATACTGTTAAACATATCCGGTCAACCCCATATTTTAAAACGTAAAAAAAAAAAAATCGAAAAAATTCCCGCGGACGTATGGGTTTCGGATATGACCGGTGGGAAACGACGGTGGTTGAGGGCCGTATCAACATATCCGAATTTATCCGAATACGGGTACTTCGGATATGTCTGAATCAAATCAGGTGGTTACACGTATCCGAAACACCCCCATAAAATTAATCGGATATGCCTGAATAATATCAGGTGGTTGCCTTTTGATTACCCCCTTAACCTCCTGATATCATTCAGTAACTTACCAAAAACGTTATCACTATTTAACGGGGTCGTGGGACGGCATCCCACCAGACCACCAATTTATGCCACTAATATGGGGTGTTCATCCCACCTGGAAAAATGATAAACCGTGCCATAGTTGTGGATTATCGTCGATTAATAGTCAAGTTAAATACGGTATTCCCCCACTCAGGAGCGAAAATAAAGCCGATCCCTGTTATGTGAAGGCCTTCTCCTTTAGGGACTGGCCATTTATCCCGGGTTATTTCGAAGGTTAGTATAAACTTATCCTCTTTCGGGGTCTTCCCGGGTTTGATTTTACCTTTATAGGATATTTTAGACATCGGGTCTCCTTAAAGAAGGTATTCCGGGATAGGCCGGGCCTCTTCGGCCAGCCTCTTTCGCATGGTTTCCCGGTTCCGGGGGTTATTCGAGTAGAACCAGCCGTTGCCGCACAGCCAGCAGTTTTCTTTCTTAGCTATAGCGAAGCCTGCTTCTGTGTAACCGATCCCGCATACAGAGCAAATCATCATAATCATAGGCATTTCCTCAGGGTGTTCCTGGGTAGACGATTGTGGACCCGGGGCGGTGTTCTTTTCGTAATGATGTAAGTAGTTAATATCATTAGGTTTTCTGGATATGGCGTTTACTGAGTGGGGTGGGCCGGAGGTTTTTCGGGGCTCAGTGACCGGTGCGTGGGTCGATTTCCGGTGTGAAATGGCCCCTGCCCAACGGTACCATCGCCTTTACTAATGGGCCACCCCACCCGCATTTTAACCCCTTCAGCCCCCGCTTCAACCGTATTTTTACCCCAATCTTCCTCTAGAAAACCCACATCAGGCTATACCCTACGGGGAGACTCGGCCAATATATTGCCTGTATAGCCCCTGTTCCAGGGTCCTTATTCCAATCCAATGGGGTACACCCCCCGAACCCCAAAATTAAGACCACTTAATAACCGGGTAAGCCGGGGGTAGATATCACTTTGGGGTCCATCCGATTTCCTTACTTACCCGAGTATGTTCATTTTCTCCTACTTGTGCTCGAAGTATTGCCAGGACATCGGCATAATATACCCCGCTTTCACCTTGAAGAATTTCTTCTCCAGACGGGGCAAACCGCCACTTCCTCAGAAGTTTCTCATAATTGGCCTCATCGATCCACTTCTTCTCAGAATCCTTCATTGGAGTGCTCATTTACTTGGGAACCCCCTTGTCAATCTCGACCCCCTGCATAAAAGGTAAAGCATCCCGGAACCCGGCCCGTTGAGCAGGAGTGCTCGTATAAAAAGTAAAGACAGCCTTCATATGTTCCAAGGCCCTTAAATATTCCGGGTGATCCATTAACTTACTATCCGGGAACTTATTTGTGGCCACAAACTTACTGAAGATAAAATTAATAGTAAAAGACACGGATAACCGGATCAGGACTTCAGAAAAACGGAGGTCATTTCCGTTATTCCGGTTAGTGTAAACCGTGTGAAATTCCATGGGCAAATCTGCCGTAACCCGGGAAGCCAACTCGATCAACCGCCCGGTTGAGCAGACTGTCCTGCCGAAGATATTGTATTCCCGGGCATTGTCCTTAGTAATCGGGTCTTTTTCCAAGAAGGAATTAATCAGCTTATCCACTTTCGCCGCTGCTAAGTAACCGTTGTCCACAATGGTCTCCCTTTTAAGTCAATCCAATTTATTCCTTATACCCCGGGAACCCGCTTCAATCTTGCTTGTTTTTTAGCCAGGTCAATCTTATAGAAAAAATATAACTTGCCGAACTGGCAAATTACCTGGCCGAGCATCGGGTTAATTAAAACCGGCTGCCCTTCCCTTGCTTCCCGAAAAAGGCCGTCTGCCTCATCATACAAAAAATTGGTAATTATATACTTAACTCCCCTAATCTCCGACATACTCCATGGGCATGTTGTAGGCCATTTTCAGGCCGATAAGATGTGCCTGACATCGTAGGTTTACCGTGCGTCCCAAGTCCCCAAGTTCGTAATACATTTCGCCCAGGGCCTCATAGCCGCTCTGCTGCATCCATTGGATCCACTCCTGCTCACTATACAGGGCACCGAAAGCCCCAAGCTCCCTTGCCTTGGCCTCCTGCATCGCCGGGTCATCCCAATTCTCGAAGTAAGATAGGAGCCGTTTCTTGGCCTTTCCCTCACTCCATTCGTAGTAATCCCGGCCCGTTTCGGATGCTTGGCATTTACTCTTGAAATAATCCAGGCTAAGGCCAGCCATCCATTCTATAGGTTTGCACTCGCTCCAACCGTAGATAGCCTCGCCCAAATCACCACAGACGAATAACCAATTGCAGAGCCGCAGATAGTCAATTCGCATGATGCAGGTTCCGGGTTGCGCCCAGCGCAAAAACTCCATATCACCTTGGCCGATTGGGGCTGGGGCCCTCCATTCAACCTCCCGGGTGTGCTTTTTAAACCAATGTTTAATAATTTCATCTTTCATTCATGCTCTCCTTTGAGGGAATCAAGTATATAATTCCCAAAAAATTCCATTCTTCTTCCATTACCCATTACCTCTTTATCTCGAATAAAGACAAGTTATCCGGGGTATCCCCCAAAGTAACAACAGTTGTCTTTAGTTCGGCCAGAATTTCCTCGACGGAATCCAGCTTATCAGAAATCTCATTTCCAATCAGCCGGAAAATTGTTGCTTTAGCTTCGGCCAGGTTTTGGGCCGGTTTCCCATTACAAATAATAAAGTAAGGCTGATATTGACCGACCCGGTAAAGATTGAACCGGGCATCAATGGCAAAATGAACTCCACAAACCAAATATTCTACAACAGGATCAATTTTCATGAACCCACCCCTTCACCTTATTTTAAATAAACGAAGATTTTTAGTCTCATGCCCCAATGATCTTTTTACTTGACTAATATTACGAACTACCCTTTGGAATTCCCTGAGGCGAGCATCAATTTCACTTTGGGCTATTGATAAGACTATTTGCCGGGCATTATCCAAAGATTTAGGCCGGAAAGCCCCCTGGTAAAGTTCATATTGTTCGAATTGACCGGCCCGATAAATCAAATAATCTTTAGTAATAGCAAATTTAGTTGGGCCGATTAAATATTCTGCAATTATACCTTTTAACATTATAATCCCCCTGATCCTCCGGGGCCGGATCTAAGGACCCAGAACTTACTGGCATTAAGCAGTTTGGCTAAATCCCGCCGGGTCAATAAATCCATTTCCCCTTTATGGTCCTGAGCAAAAATGGCCAGCTGAGTATAAGGGCTCAGTTTTTGGGCCGTCGACACAGGGTCTGGGATTTTACCAGATGATAGTATGAGGTCTCGATATTGGTCGTTGACGATTACTGGGGCAAGGCCGAGGCGGCTGATGCGGTCGGCGTCTTCTTGGTTAGAGACCGGATAACCAACTTCGCCGTATTGCTCAATGAACCGGGTGTGGGCCAGGATGGCGACAGTTTCCTGAGTGCGGAAGCCGGTGGCTAAAATGAATCGGGTATCCCGGGCATTGGTAGAAATCATATTTATTACAGCCCCATGGGGAGCGGCATTGGCCCATAAAGTAGAAGTAGCCCAATGGAGGTCAAAATCAGAGACAAGCCGGCGTTCCCGGTCAAGTTGGATGGCTGATGGTTTGAAATTGTAGCCGTGGGTTAGATCCATATTTTGATAGACGAATAAATTACTGACATAAACCCGGCCTTTAT